GTATTATAAGCATAGAGCCTAGAGCCATGCACCACATATGGTGTAGGCTCTTTTTTTGTGCAATGAAGGAGGAAATATGGCAATAGATAAGGAGAAAATATGGCAATAGATAAGAAGAAAGTGAAGCTGTACAAGAGTACTGACAGTCTTACTGCCAAGTATGACATCGTACTAAACTGCTATGCTACAAACGATAAAGATACGCTTTTACATCTGAACAAGGACTTAAGGCGCAGACTGGCTGAAGCAAACAGCAACAGAAGCAAGGATATCGAGGAGCGATACAACATGTATCAGATGTATAAGAAGACATTCCTGTTTACGGCGCATTATTCATTTGAGGATTACATGCTTTACCTCGAGATAAACAGACCTGTCAATGAGCAGTTCTACCGCCCTCGAATGAAGATACTGAAAACCGTAGTAAAAGATCTGCAGGACCTCCATGACGGAAATCTACAGGAACTGTTCATCTCGATGCCGCCACGAGTAGGCAAGACAACATTGATCATGTTCTTTCTTACATGGCTCATGGGAATCAATTCAGAAAAGACGAATCTGTACAGCAGTTTCTCTGACACAATCACGCATTCGTTCTATGAAGGTATAAATGAAATCATCAATGACAATATGACCTATACGTACAGTGAGATTTTTCCGGCATCCGTCATAGTGAATCAGAACTCTAGATTGAACACATTGGATTTAGAGCGAAAGAAGAGATATCCAACGCTTACATGTCGTTCTATCTACGGAACACTGAATGGTTCATGTGACTGTAACGGCGTGCTTATCGGCGATGACTTGATTGGCGGTATCGAAGAAGCACTTAATCCGGAGCGTATGTACAAGACATGGAAACTAGTGGATAACAACCTCATCACACGTGCGAAACAGGGAAGCAAGGTATTGTGGATAGGTACTAGATGGTCGCTTGTTGACCCGGCTGGTCTAAGACAGGACCTTATATTGAATGATCCGAACTTCAAGTCAAGAAAGTATAAGATCGTGAATCTGCCAGCACTCAATGAGAATGATGAATCCAATTTCGACTATGACTATGGCGTTGGATTCTCTACTGAATACTATCAGCAGAGAAGGGCGTCATTCGAGAGAAACGATGACATGGCATCCTGGTTCGCACAGTACCAGGGAGAACCTGTAGAACGTGAAGGTGCATTGTTCAACGGCGGAGATATGAAGTTCTATAACGGAATACTGCCGAATGAGGAGCCGATCAGAAGACTGACAGTGGTAGATACTGCCTGGGGCGGCGGTGACTACGTGAGCGCTCCTATAGCCTATCAGTATGCAGATGGAACTGTATATATACCCGATGTAGTGTTCAATAACGGCGATAAGAGAATAACACAGCCGGAAGTGGCGAAGAAAATCGCTTCGTGGGGTGTACAGGACTGCGATGTCGAAAAGAATAATGGCGGTGAGGGCTATGCTGAAGATGTACAGAAGGAACTCGAACGACTTGGTTACAAATGCGTCATAACATCACACAGTGCGCCGACAACAAAGGCAAAAGAGGTGCGTATATTTCAGAACGCTCCCGATATTAAAGAATTCTATTTCCTTGAGCCGGGCAAACGCTCAAAAGAATATTCAATGTTCATGAATAACCTGTTCTCATTCAAGATACTCGGCAAGAATGAGCATGATGATGCGCCCGACAGCTTGTCACAGTTGTGTGACAGACTGTACGGAGGCTATGGAACGATAAAAGAAATATTCAAAAGACCGTGCTAAAAGGCGCCGTTTCTCTCTCTGCAAAATACAA